AATTAATGGCATTAAAAATTGACCCCTTCGGTATAAACAACACAGGTCTTATCATCGGCCCCTTTGGTTTCGTTGGTGATACTGGTGGAGGCGGCAGTTCTGCCACCCGTAACATTAAAATCGGAAGCACTGTAGTCGAAGGTGTATACCTGGGGAGTAATCAGTTTACTCACGTTTATGTTGGTAGCAGTCTTGTATGGAGCCAGAGTTAATTATGATTGATAATTTCCGCGTTTTAGCAGACTTGGCCACCTACAGGCAGGGGCTTCGTGACAATGTTTCTTTGCCCGTTGAGCCTAGATAATGATGGAGGATCGCGTGGCGGCATTAGAGCGGGATGTTGTGGCTTTAAAGGTTGAAACAACCATCCAATTTCGTGACCTCTTTAACAGGGTTAAGAGGTTAGAGGGTCTGTGGCTGGCATCCAGCGGGGCGATAATTGCTCTTTTGCTGACGATGCTAAGTAAAATGGGCTAGGTCGAATGATAGATGTGGCTCTGGCATATTCTGGGGCCGTAGCCGCATATAAAATGACGGTTAAGCTGGTGAACGCTGGCCGTGAGTTGAGCGAGGTGACAGGACAGTTAAGCGAATGGTACGGGTGCGTCAGCGACATACAGAAGGCCGGTGAGCAAGCCAAGTCGCAGACGCTGTTTGAAAAGGCAAGCCAAGGGTCAGAGACGGCGGAAAAAATCGCGCTGGACAGCGTAATTCGTCAAAAGGAATTTCGGGAGAAAGAGCGAGAATTGGCGTTTTTATTGGACTACCGTTTTGGGCCAGGTACGCACAAACAGGTGGTTGAATTAAGACGCCAGATTAAGAAAGAGCGAGAGGAAACGGTGTACAAGCAGATGGAAGCTAAACGTGCAATCATTAACAACCTAGCCATTACTGTGTTGTCTGTTTTAATCTTCGGCGCGATTGGCGGCGGTGGTTACTTCGTTGGTGTTGGAGCGGGTGCATGGTGAACTTTATTAGCGCTGTTGTGTTGGCTGGGACATTGATCAAGCCCGACTTTGTTGACTGCCATTTGTGGAAACGTGTGACTGACGTGACCGGACAGCGAATATGTATTTATCGAGGTAAAAATTCGACCTACGCGCAACATTTTGTGTCTGTATCGTGGTCTGAATGCCCTAAAATGTGGCGCTGCCCGTACCAGCCAAAGAACAAGTCACGCCCGACAATTGGTGAAATCATGGACGGGATAAACGGAGGGTTCAAATGAACAAGCTGCTGGAAGATAACGCGGCACACTATGATCTGGACGGCGACGGTAAGATTACTGACGCGGACATTGAACGTGCGGAGCGGATACAGAAAAACGAGGACGGGGCGCGTAAGCACATGGCGCAGCTGCGGTTGGCTAGGGCTAGCCTGATTGGGTTGGGCGTCTACACGGTGTTATTGTTCATGCCGTTTGTACCGGACAGTCGAATCGAGCAGATCACTAAGATCAGCGATTTATTTTACATCAGCCTTTGTTCCGTCGTGTGCGCGTACATGGGGTTTTCGTCTTACATGAGTAGGAAATGATATGATTGCTGCATTGATAGGCCCATTAACGAATTTAGTCGGCAGCTGGATGGATCAAAAGACGGAAGTACAGCGTTCTAAGGCGTCTGTTGCGCGGGTCCGAGCCGAGGCGGAAAGCGCAGTTCTTGTTTCGTCGGCCACATCGCAAGCCGAGTGGGAAAAACTGATGGCCCAAGGGTCGCAGAACTCAATTAAGGACGAAATTCTGACGATTTTGTTCAGCATCCCTTTAGTTTTGGCATTCTGCGGCGAATGGGGCCGCACTGTAACCGAACAAGGTTTCTTAGCACTTGAGGCGTGTCCCGACTGGTACAAAGCGGCGTTGGGCATAATAATTTCATGTAGTTTTGCAACGAAACAAGCCACGAAATTCTTTGGAGCAAGAAAATGACAGACATATCCCAGCAACCGTTTGTAATAGACGCATCGAGCCAGTTTCCTCAAAGCGAAAAAGGGCCACCCACTGATGAAGGGTTTCGAATGTTGCTAGGCGCTTTAACGAATGGCGGTGGTCGCGGTCTAGCCGTGGACGATCTGGCGGCGCAGTATCACGATTTAAAAAATGCAGGGAATCAATTGTTTCCGACGCTTCGACCTTCAATAAAGGCGGCAATAAATGAGGCGGGTAGCGGTTTAATGACTACCTCTCTTATTGAGGCGTTGCTGGGTGATACAGGCAAGACAGTATTCACCTCTAATGAAGGCCGGAAATACTCCCATGATACACCAAAAGGTATGACGTTTAAGGAACTGCATGAACGCAGACCTGAGTTTTGGGAAGAATCTATAAATTATAATTTAGACCATATGCTCCAATCACAGAATCCGTCTTATCGAAAAGAACGCCCAGAGATACGATTGCAATTTGACGCATTACGCCAGCTATTAACCAACAGAACAGGAATGTGATATGAGCGAGTTTAGACTTAGCAAGCGATCATTGGGGCGCATGGAAGGCGTTGATTCACGGCTGGTTGCCACAGCGAAAAGGGCTATCAAGCGCAGCGTTTATGATTTTGGCGTAACGTCTGGTCTGCGATCTGAGGCCGAGCAGCGCCTATTGTTTAACCGCAAGGCCAGCCAGTGTGACGGCGTGACTAAACGCAGCAAGCATCAGGACGGCAATGCAATCGACATTGCGGTCTACATTGGGGCCAGATGTAGTTGGGAGCATAATTTGTATGATGACTGCATTGATGCCTTTCTTTCAAGCGCGAGAGAGATCGGCGGCATTGGCTTGCGCTGGGGCGGTGCGTGGCACATCGACGATATGCTAAAATATGAGGGAACGTGTGAAAACGCGCAAATGGAATACATTGATCTGCGCCGGTCGCAGGGGCGTAGACCGTTTTTAGACAGCGTTCACATAGAATGTTTTGACTACGATGAGTAAAGCCGAGGACTTAGACAAGAAGATTGCAGCGGCAAAGCGGCAGAAGAAAGCCATTGAGTGCCGCAGCAGTTTCTTGGATTTTGTAAAATACACGATGCCTGATCCTGACGATCCTGATGACATTGAGCAGTCGATGTTTAAGGACGCCAAGCATCATAGGGCGCTGGCAAAGGTGCTGGAAAAGGTCGAGAAGGGCCACATTCCGCGTCTGATTGTTTGTATGCCTCCAAGACACGGCAAGTCGGAATTGATTAGCCGTCGGTTTGTGCCGTGGATACAGGGCAAAGACCCGTATCGAAATATCATTTTTGCTACTTACAACGAAGATTTTGCAAAGGACTTTGGCGCGGACGTTCGCAACATAATGTCCATCCCGCAATACAAGCACGTTTTCCCAAACCACACATTCCGCAAGGGTGGTGCGTCCAAGTCGCGCATCCAGATGGGGGCTGGCGGCATGTCTGTATTTGTGGGCCGTGGGGGGTCGATTACAGGCCGTGGTGGTGATTTCGTTATACTTGATGACCCGATTAAGGACAGCCTTGAGGCGGGTTCTCCGACGCTACGAGAGCAGCTTTGGACTTGGTTTACGCAGGTTTTAATGACACGGCTTATGACTGCATCAGCATCTATCGTGATTGTGCAAACGCGCTGGCATGAGGATGATCTGGTTGGGCGGCTTACAGACCCCACCAATCCGCATTACACAGCCGAGGAAGCGGCCAAATGGAAGATTATTAACCTTCCCGCGCTGGCCGAGGAAGATGACCCGCTGGGGCGGCAACCAGGCGAGTTATTGTGGCCTGAACGGTTTGATATGGAATTTATGGTGGCGCAGCGACGGTTAGACCGTGCTGGCTTTTCGGCGCTGTATCAGGGCAGGCCGTCGCCCGAAGATGGCGATTTATTCCAGCGCGAAAATCTGGTGTTTTATGACCGGAAGAATTTGCCCAAGGATTTGCGGATCTATGCTGCGTCAGATCATGCGGTTGGTGTCGATAAAACGCGCAATGACGCAACCTGTTTAATGATTGTGGGCGTTGATAGTAACGACGATATTTACATCATTGATACGTGGTGGGAGAAGCAGCCAACGGATAAGGTTGTTGATGCAATGCTGGCGTTAATGCGAAAGCACAAGCCGTTAATCTGGTGGGCCGAGAAGGGGCATATCAGCAAAGCGATTGGGCCATTTTTGAAAAAGCGGATGGCCGAAGAAAAGACGTATTGCAGAATTGAGGAAGTGACACCTGTTCACAATAAAGTTCAACGGGCGCAGTCGATTTTGGGGCGCATGGCGATGAAGAAAGTGTTCCTACCAAAGCACAGTGTTTGGACGCAAAAGGCGGTTGACGAGTTGTTAAAGTTCCCGCAGTCGCGCCACGACGATTTTGTTGATACTATAGCATGGATAGGATTGGGGTTATCTCGATTAGCTGCGCCTGGTGGTGCAGTTGTGAAAGATACCAAATATCCAGAGGTCGGGACGCTGGCGTGGGTTAAGTGGGACTCAAATCAACGGCGTAAACAGCAAAGGTTGGTCAGTGCGACCGGAGGATTTTAGATGGACGAAATGTTGATAGATGATACTGACAATAAGGAAAAAGCGGAGGCGACAACCCGCCGCAAAGCCTTAGTCAGCAGCTGGACAGCTAAGATCAAGCAAGCCAAAGGCTTCCACGACAAGTCGTTTAAGACGATGAGGCGGGACATGAACGCTTGCCTAAAAGGTTTTGATGACGAGGCTTGGACTGAGGAACAGTATGTGGCAAACATACTTCAACGCCATGTTCAGCAAAGGACCGCATCGCTTTATGCCAAAAACCCCAGAGCCGTCGCGCACCGTCGCCCACGCATGGAGCATCAGATTTGGGATGGTGACACGGAAACACTGGCGGCGGCATTTTCTGCGGCGCAACAAGCAGCACAGTTGGGGATGCCGCCACCGCCACAGGCAATGATGATTATTCAAGATTACGAACAGGCAAAAAACCACAACAAGATGCTGGATAACGTGGCAAAGACTCTTGAGCATCTTTTTGACTATTACATGAAAGAGCAGCAGCCAAACTTTAAGACGCAAATGAAGGCGCTGGTTCGCCGTGTTGTGACTACCGGCGTTGGCTATGTGAAGGTCGGATTTCAGCGTGATTTGGACAGGTCGCCAGAGGTTGCGGCCAAAATATCAGACGTGCAAGCGCAGCTGGATTTTGTGCGGCGTGTTTCGATGCAAGCGGCTGATGGTGACATTGAGGAAGATGATCCGCAGATCGAAGAACTGATGCTGTCGATGAAGGCGTTAATGTCCGAGGATATGATGACCGTGCGCGAAGGTCTGGTGTTTGATTTCCCCGAAGCCAACTCGATTATCATTGATCCAATGTGCCGCCAGCTGCGGGGTTTTGTTGGTGCTGCGTGGGTCGCGCACGAACTGTATTTAACGCCTGACGAAGTGATGGAAATTTATAGCGTTGACGTTAAGAATAATTACCTTTCACACGATATGAAGGGGCGTTTAACTGGTCCGAGCGATCCATACCAGAACCGCGTTAGTTACGGGGAAGTAAACGACGAGCGATCATCCGAGGGTTTGGTGCAAGTATGGGAGGTGTATGACCGAAAGACGGGCGTTCAATACTGCATTGCCAATGGACACAACGACTTCCTGCGTGAGCCAATGTCGCCTGATGTAAAGGTCGAAACATTCTGGCCGGTGTTTGCTCTGGTGTTTAACGAAGTCGAGCATCAGGATCATTTGTACCCACCGTCCGACATATCTCTGCTTCTACCGATGCAGCACGAATACAATCGGGCAAGACAGGGATTGCGTGAGCATCGACGCGCTAACCGGCCTAAATATGCTGCGCCAGCGGGTGTTTTGGAAGATGTCGATAAGGAAAAGCTGGCGACACATCCAGCCAATGCCGTGATCGAGTTGCAAGCCTTA